GAATGGTGCGCACGGCGTCAGGATCGATGCCGTCGAAGCGTTGCAGGTTGGTCGTTGCATCCTTTAACTTGCCGAGCAGTTCGCCGTTCTTGGTCTTGAGCCCGGAAACGGCGTCGCCGACCTTGGCGTCGATGATGGCCTGCAGCTCCGGCGTGATGGTGACGCTGCCGCCGCCAGAACCGCCGTCTTCGCCTGCTTCGTTACGGAGAATGTGCTTACGAATGAACATGGAATATCCCCTTGGGATGGTTATTGAATGGCACCTGGTGCCGGATTGAAGCCCCAACTATCGAGGCTGGAAACGGTTACTTGACGGGCGGCTTGGCCGGCGTCGCGGTAGTGGTTGGTGCGGGCGGCGGCGATTTCCTGAGGTCGGCGTCGATCTGATCGTCGGTACGCTCGGGATCGATCGTTCCCTGGCGCCGGAAGTAGCTGCGCACGTCTTCTTTCGCCATCAGGCCCTGTTGCCATGCGCCAACCAGCGCGGAAATCGTCAGCGGATCGTTGGAAACAGTGGTGAAATCCTGGTTGATCTCGAACAGGTCTTCGTCTTCCGGTAGCACGATGTCGAGGTAGCGGGCGCAGGATCGGATCGAGCGCTGGTAGGCTTCGCTCACGTTCGACACGCACAGCGCCAGGATCGAAGTCGATGCTTCGCGCTCACCCTCTGACTGCGTCGCCGTCTTCACGGCTGACTTTTTGTCGATCAAGCGCGCGCCAAGTGCGACCATCTGCGCTTCTTTGTGCTCCATCGCCTCTTTTGCGACCATGTTCGGCTGCGCCTGGGCGAACCCGCACGCGCCGTCGACCGGCAGCAGCAAAGGCTTGCGCGAGCCGATGTACATGCCCTGCTGCTTTTCGAGGTGATCGCGCCATTCCTCGGTCAGGCCGGCCATCCAGAATTGCGACTGGCCGTGCATGAATGCCGCGTCTTCGTAGTCAGCGGAATTGCGGAAGTGCGCGAGGTTGACCTTTGCCAAGCCATAGAGTGGGCTATCGTCGATCGCCGGATCGTTGTTCTGGCTACCGATGAACTCGAACGGGATATAGTCGAGCGGCGCGCCAACCGAGCGCAACACCAGCTCGTCGACCATCTTCCCGTTGGCGTCTTCGACCTGGACGATTTGCGGCTTCTTTGCCTCGTCGAGGCGCCACAAGCGGCACGTCGCATAGCCCTGGGCATTCAGGAACAGTTCGCGCCACTGCGGGACCGTATTGGTCGCATATTCGTCGACCTCCTGGGCATCCTCGTGGAGTACGACGAGCGATAGCACGGTCTTGCCGCCGACGACTGTCGGACGCCAGTTGATGATGTCCTCAGCGAGATACGCCTTGAGAATCGGATGCTTGAGCTCACTGCTGAAATCGGTGTAAAGGCCATGCCGACCCGGTCCCAGCACGTTGGCGAGCGTCGTCTGCGACTGCTGGTAGATGCTCACGCCCGCGCCGTCCGCGTCTTTCAGCAGGTATTGCAGCTTTTGCGGCAGCGCGTGCTTCGGCTGGTGGCGGAACGCGAGACCGATCAAGCCGGCCAGCGTGAACCCGGTCGCGGCGTACAGCACGGCGCGCTCACGGTAGGCACGGTTTCGCTCGACATTCTCCTCCGACGTATCGCTCTTGTTCAGATACGGCAGATAGTCGCCCTTGCGCAGCACCTGGTCGCCGGCGCAAACATCGCGCACGACCTTCCACCGCTCAAGCGCTTCCGCCGGGATGCGGTTGAAAGTAATGTCGTTATCGGCCATGGATTTGATCAGTTCGTTGCGGTTCGCAGGTTCAGACTCATTGCATGTTTCGGCACGAGTAGCTCAGCAAACGCGCGTGACAGCGCGTCTACCTGGTCGTCATTCGTTCCATTGGGGAAGGCGCGTAGCTCGTTGATCAGTGCTGTGTTCCAGTCACCGCGGAGCATCGACACATTGCCTACGTTGACCTGTGCTGCCACCGGCTCAGCGCGCGTCACTTTGTCGCCAGTCTCGGGTGACGTGATCACCGTGTAGCCAACCAACGCGCGGGTCAGGTACAGGACCTGCGTCTTGCCTGCCTGCCCTGGATCCTGCGGGATGCTCTGTTTCGTCTTCTTGCCGTCGAGCGCCGCCGTATTCACCAGCGCCGCATCGCGCCTATCCGGCCCGGTTCGCAGCCGCACGACGTCAGCGATCACAAGCCGGTTATCCGGCAGCCGGCCAAGCTTGACGCCGGCCGTATAATCGCCGTCGGTCGTGCTGGCGAGATCCCAGCCGCGCACCCATTGGATATTCGTTTCTGGCAGCGTTTCGATGACGCTGATCTGATCCGGCTTGAACAGATCGCCATCGAGCGGCGTAGGTCGCTGCTGATACAGCGCCGCCCAGGTCCGCGCGTTCTGCTCGAACTGCGCCCAGTGCTTACGGTCGAACCACTCCGGCCACAGATAGTCGCCGCGCTGGCGCCATAGTGGGTCGTTATCGACCTCGCACCGGGCTTGCAGGCACAAGACTTCCCACTCGTTGCCATCCTTGCAGAGGATCCGCCCACTTTCGCCATTCCAATCTGTCGGGAGAATACGGCCTGCCAGATCATCCTCGTGCCAGCGGGTTTGAATCAGCACGATCCAGCCACCCGGGATCAGGCGCGTCTTTAAGTCGTCCTCGTACGCATCCCACGTCTTGGCGCGGACCGTCTCGGAGTTAGCCTGCTCGCGTCCCTTGATCGGGTCGTCGATGATGATGCCGTTGGCGCGGTTGCCGGTGATGCCGGACAGGATGCCGCACGACATGTACTCGCTGCCGTTGGTCAGCGCGAATTCCTGCGCCGCACTCGATTCGGCGGTCAGGGAGCAGTTCCACACGCCCGCATAACGACGCTGCTTGATGATCGATCGTGTTCGCCTGCCCATCTTGCGGGCCAGGTCGTCGCCGTAGCTCGCCAGGATCAGTTTTCGGCCGCCCTGCTCGCCCAGGTACTTCGAAGGGAACACGACCGACGCATACGTCGATTTCGCGCTCCCGGGCGGCATGAAGATCATCATGCGGCCATGCGGCGTCTTGCTTACCTCGTCCAGCTTCTGGAGCAGGAGGCGATGGTGATGCGCAATCGTCGTCTCGACCGGTTCGAATACGTCGCTGTCCTGATCGTCACCGATCGGGCGGCCAGGAACATCGATCGCATTGACATAGTGCAGAATGCTGGCGCGTGCTCTACGCCGGATAAGGAGCTCCTTCGCCGCGGCCTGTTGCAATGGCGAGGAGTTCATCGTCGGGTAGGTCCTGGAGTTTACGTGATTCCGTCTGGATTGGGCCGCCGTTCGGGCCACTTAGCTCCGTCTTGTCCGTGAACATCTTCAGATGCTTGCCGAGTAATTCGGCGCCTTTGAGCACCGCATTCGGCTCGAACTTGTACTCGCCGGTTTCGTTTCCCTCGCGGTCCCGCACTGGCTCAGCCTGCTTGCATCGCTCGATTGTGTCGACGATCGTCTGGATCACGTAGTCGGCATCGACCTTCGTTCTCTCTGATCGCTTTTTCATCGCCTCCTGAATTGCCGTGGCAATGTCAGGTTTTGTCAGGTTCTCGTCCCCGATCGATCTTGCAGTCTTCTCGCTATACCCGGCGCGAATAGCTGCCTGGGTCGCGTTCAGGTCGACAAGATACTCATCGACGAAGCGCTGCTGTTTGAGAGTTAAGGTCATGGCGTCCGGTCAGCGGCTCCCTGTATGCGGAAACAGAAAAAAGATTCAACATACTTGAAGATTTCGCTTGTATTTGTTCAAGCAAGGTGTATTCTTAATCCATCGGGAACGCAAACACAACCACTAAGGAGAGCGCCATGATCACCAAGTCCAAGCAAACATGGGAAGTCGGCCAAATCGTCAAAGTCGGCTTTCTGTCCGGCCTCGAAGTCATGGCAAAGGTTGCGACTCCCGGTGATTTCGCTCCCGACGCATACATCCTCTGCCGCAATGAGCAACTGTATAAATTCGTGCCGCACAACGGCCTGGAGAAAGTGTCCATCGACGAGGTGCACGACCTGATGGCTACCGCGAAAGCTCACGCGGAGCGCTGCGCCGCCGCTGCGGTTGCG